CAACGCAAAACATTGAAAAACAACGATTTACGAAGTCAGCGCACAACGGAAAGTATCAAAAATATGTGCAGATAGACGCAGTTGTGCGCAGTTATGGGAAGAGAAAAGATACCAGTTTGGGATACCGAAAAGATACCAAAACTTTTAATATCTCAAACGTATGAACACAGTACAGATCAGGGTCGTTTTCGACCGCAAAAAACAAGCTACCAAAACAAGGACGGGGCTTGTCCAGTTGGAATGCCGCATGGATGGTGAAAGAAAGTTCATCAGTACAGGCATCAAACTTTTAGCCAATCAATTCCGTGATGGCCGTGCGTATAACCACATCGACGCCGACAACATCAACATGCGTATCAATGAACGCATCAAGGAAATCAATCTCTACATCGACACATTCAACCGGAGCCGCATCAAGTTTAAACTGAAGATGCTTGACAACATCAACGGAACGTATTATCAGAATACCTTTCTCAGTTTCTTTGAACAGCGCATCAAGGAGCGGCCCATCAAGGAAAGCACCAAGGCGCAACACCGAAAGGTGCTGAACTTCCTCAACCGATACGGGAAGATAGTGGAGTTTACCGACCTCACCCTCCCCAACATCAAGAAGATGGATGAATACCTCCACACCGTCACCACTCCCGACGGGCGAAAGCTGCTGCAGCCGTCTATCCACGTCTATCACAAAGTTCTGAAGCATTACATCAACGAATCAATAGAGATGGAGATTATCAACGACAATCCATACTCTCGCTTCAAGTCGTCCCAAGGACAGAGCCGCCCCCGTGAAGTCCTTACCCTGGAGGAACTGGAACTTATCAAGAACTACAAGACTCGCAATCTTTTCCTGGAAAAGATACGCAGCCTCTTCATCGTGCAATGTTACACCGGGCTTGCCTATGCCGACCTCATGGCGGTTGATTGGACACAGGCGGAGGAAGTGAACGGCCAGTATATCATCCGCCACAACGCCCGACAGAAGACGGGCACACACTTCACGATCTTCATACTCCCTCCCGTATTGAAGATACTGAAGAAGTACCATTGGCACCTCCCCAAGTTGGCATACGATGTCTACAACCGAAACTTGAAGATGTTTGCTGTCGCAGTAGGAATCAAGAAGACGGTAACAACACACATCGGCCGCCATACCTTTGCCACCACCATTGCGCTTGGCTCCGGCGTTCCGATGGAGGTAGTCAGCAAGATGCTCGGGCACACCGACATCAAGACAACACAGATATATGCGAAGATAATGCCTACACAAGTGATTGATGGCTTCAAGAAGATTGAAGATGCAATATGAAAAAAGGAGCGGTTAATTCCGCTCCTTAATTTCAATGTCGCAATCAAGCGCATCGCATATCTTCCCAAGAATATCAATACCTACACTATACTTTCCCAGTTCGATTTTTCCGATGTTTGAATAATTTAGCCCGGTAAGTTCTGCAAGCTGCCTCATCGACAAGCCTTTCTTTTTCCGAATGGCTGCTATTTTTCTTCCAATCTCCTCTCTCATCACCAATTCTCTTTAATGGTTCTTACAATTAAGAATGCTCCTTCCAGTATCGCAAGGATGATGGCAATTAACGAAGATGAAACAACAGCAGACCAGTGCCCATCAGCGGCCATGTTTGAAGCGAATAGAATTAAGAAAAATTCTATTAGGCAAAATATTATTATCTGTCCCATAACTTATTCCATTACAATATGATAGTGATTTATAGTCAACCAATCTGACATTTCTCGCATAACTCTAAGGTGATCCATTACATCATTCATAGAAGATAAGTTCTCATCATCGCCATTGATGGATGAGAACTTCTGTGTTTCATTGAACTTTCCTTCTTCGAATGTACAGACAAGCAAGTTCTCCGTATCTGTACAAACCCACCAACCCGATTTGAGTTGGCTGGGTTCTAACTTATATCTATTATTCATCTTCTTCTATTGTATATACTCTTGAATCATATTCATAGCATCGTGAGCCACAAGTATTGTAAGCACCAACACCATATCTATTAGATTGAATTACGGCCAATCCCCAATTATTGCAATATGGGCGTTCATCTTGATAATCCTTGTTGTACATCGACAGCAACATCTTCTGTGCTTCACGAAGAGAAAGCCCCGTATTCAATTCCACAGAAGTCAACAGCCTTTCCGCTTTCTTTAACTTCTTCTGGCTGATACCCATATCCATCAGGCGGCTCACGATCTCATCGACATAATACCCATGCACGGCGTAATACACCCGGACATCCCAATTCCAGTTGTCAAGTGTGAATCGTTGCTTAATCATCATCCATCAAGTCATCGAATTCAATACCCATTCCGGCAGCTCTCATGTCTGCCTCCCAATGGCGGAACACATTACCTCCCGGCTTGTCGGGGTCGTCAAGGATGGCCTTCGTCAGCATGGCTGCGTGTTTTTCGTCATCCACTCCGTGGCCTACATAGTCACTCATCACCATGTTATACACGTACACCTTGTCGTAGAGTTCTCCGTTCTCGATCTCGATGTTGTGGCGCTTCAACACTTCGTCCACCTGTTCCTTACTCACCGCCTTGTGGCGCTCCTTCTTCCCGTCGGAGGTTTTCTTCCACATCCGGCTGATGGCATACATGCAGGCAGCCTTGGAGAAGTGCCACCCGTAATACCGCAAGTACCGCTTCATCGCCGCCGGCATATCGTCGTAAATGTCCAATGCAATTTCTTTCATCTGTCTTTAATGATAAAAGGAGGGGAGCATGTCCCCTCCATAGTTACACACTATCGGATGTATCGGCCGGTGCGGCTACTTCTGCGGTAGCCCATGCCGCCACTCTCTCTCATTCGTCGGCTTCCCATGTTCTCCCGATAACCCATACCGTCACGCATGCCCATGTCGTCGTCATCGTCCCAGTCGTCGTCATCGTCATCACGGTTGCCCATGCTGCCTTCGCCCAGTTCCTCGATGCACTGCATCAACTTACCGCCGTACTTCAGCATCTTTTCAGCATATTCAGACATCTTGTCCTTCTTGCTTTCCTCGATTCTAATTATTCTCATACGTCATTCTTTTTTCGGTTGCTCAGTGCGTTGGCCAACATGTTGCGGATTTCGCTCAATGTGTCCTCCATTCCGTTCATCTTCAACTCCAGTGCGCCTATCTTTTCTTCCTGTTCCTTTTCCTTGGCGAATTGCGGATTCAATTCACGCAACATGCTGTCGCAAGCGGACACCACGTTCTGATGATAGGGTACACTTTCAATGATCTGACGGCTGTTTCTCAGCATAGCCTCAACTTCAGCATTCATCGCCTCTTTACTCTCGGCCACCACCACTCCGCTTTGTCCGAAGTTGGCAATGGACAGATTGCTCGGCAATTTCTCAAACTTCAGTTCTTCATCGCCTACCTTTACCAACACATCCACAACGGAGTCAATCTGTTGTTGGGGCAGGAATGAATTACCATACTTGGGTGTCGGCTGGCTCACGCCCGCCACTTGTCCCAGCTTCAATGTCGGACACTCTCCCGACTTGTCCAGGATGTAAAAAATACTTCCTTGTCGTAACGTACTGAACATAGTTAATTACTTTTTTTTGATTAAATTAAAATGACCCCGTAGCCGCAGTCTCTACTGTATCCGTAGCCGATGCAGCAGCTGCAGCTGGTGCTTCATAAGTTCCTACCAATTGCAATCTACCCGTTCTGCTGTTGTAATACACCAGCAGGAGGCTTGATGTACCCGGACCGCCTATGTCGGCTACGGTCGCCTGCGCTCCGACAGAGTTAAGCAGTTGAACCGATCCGAACAGAACAGGAAGTGTATCTGTAGCCGTTGTTGGGATTGGCTGCTGTAAATCAACAAGCAACAAACCAGTAAAAGCATTGTTTCTGAACGCATCAAATGTGTAGGTCACATTCGTTGCCGTAGCAGAAACACTTCTACTTTCAATCCCTATTGTCCTATTCAGAATAAACATGGCTTACAAATTAGAATGCGTTATTGAATCCGTTGCAGAAATTGCCATAAGGGAAACCATAGCCGCAATAGTTTGGAATCAAGCCGTAGTTCTCGTTGATTGAACGGGTAACAGGTACATACGTTTCAGGACAAGCAATCTTCTTAACAGGAGGCTGATTGCATTGAATTTCTTGCAAGGCATTGTAGATGGGTTGCAATTCGGCTTGACGTTCTGAACGTGCGGTAAGAGTGGCAATCATGCGGTCTTTTTCAGCCAATTCTCTGTCCTTGCGACTATCTTCAATCGCATCAAGTTTGGCGATGATTGCGGCTGTATTGGCACTACCTGCCTTTTCCAAGTTGCAAGTCTGGTCACGGAAAGCATAGCCTATATCCGAGAAACCACGAGTTAAGATTTGATTGGTGTTGCAGAATCCACGTTCTGTCAAGTAGTTGCTTTCGCTGATAGCTTGACGAATCTCGCAACAGCAGTTGCAGATCTGGCTCGCCAATGCGGAGTTGCCTGCCTGGATGCTGTTGATAATCTGCTGGCTTGACAAACCGATAGTACCTTGCATCTGTGCAATCAATCCAGCCAAGCCGTTGATAGCAGCAGTTACCTGTCCTGCGGTACAATTAAACTGATTAGCCAATGAGTTGATGTCGTTGCCATTTCGTGAAATAGCTTGCATCAGCATCTCACGCTCTGCATTGTTGTTGTTACCTCCGCCACCGAAGCCGAAGCCGTTACCATTACCGAAGATACCGGCAGCGATGATAAGGCCGATAAGGTCGCCCACACTGTTCACACCGAAGCTGCCATTGTTGCCTCGGTTGTTTCCGCTGTTGGCAAGCAGGGCAGCTGTGCCAACGTCCACACCTTGCGATGCGGAATCGAATACATAAGTTCTGTCACTCATATAGGTTGTAGAATTTTAGTTATACCAAGCACCATTGCTTGGCACTGACAAAATTCCACACCTTTCACTTTACACTCAAGTATTCACTTTCCACCCACTTGACAATGGCTTGACAATTCCTTACCAGCTCCCAGCGGCCATGCCTCCGGTAGCTGTTTCTCAAGTATCCGACACCTTGCCGGGTCATTCCCATGGCGGTGGCCACTTCTGCATTGCTATAGCCCAACTTCGATAGGGCGGTTATCAGCACATAGCGTGCATCGCTGCTCGCTTCGTTCTTTCCATTTAGTACATCGGCACCCGTCACTTCAGCCACCTTTTGCAAAACTTCGTTAAATATTACATCTTTCATACGAACAAACGCCTGATTGGTTGTTAAGCTTTAAAAGCCGTCACAAACCAACCAGGCGTGGTGCCGTTCTCATAATCTACAATTCTACTCGTGCACGGCTTTTTTTTCTTCCTCCCGTGCTCGGAAGTCTACAACTCAGCGATTACCAAACTTATTAAACACCCTCAGAATCGCAATGAGTACGGCTATGCCGATGCCGATTCCAAGCCACTTCCAGAAGGTGCTCGGTCCCGGCTCTGTTTGTTCAGTTGTATCTGTACGCCGGGACCGCTCGGCCTCAACGTCTATATCTTGTTCAGTTCTCTCCGTCTCGCTCGTAATTTCGATCGTAGTGCGCTCGTAATTTTCTTTGCTCGTAGTTCCAGTTCTCCTCTTGATGGTGGTTTCCTCCGTCACTTTCCCGGCTTCGTCATACTTCACCGTCCGCACTTCTTCTTCCACCACCTTCACTTCTTCCACCTCACTGATGGAGGTTGTCATGCTGGTGTCTACCTTGGCCACTTCATTCAATACCGACACTTCACTCTGCACCCTTTCTTTCACAGCCTCATCCGTCACTACCTTCTTCGTCTTGCAGCTACACAGACAGAGCAACAGAACCATCAACAACTCTCCCCATGGAATGGGGCAGGTGTATTTACCCTTTAAAATACAATACCTTCTCATCACTATAGTTTCTGGTGTCAAGATGTACCCATGTCACATCCGATTCAAGCCTCACTTTGTGAGGCAGCATTACCCGGTTTGCATAGATCCATTTCCTCACTTCCTCGGCCGTCGTTCCTTTCACGTCAAAGTCTATTCCGTTACCCTGAAGATGGGTGCTCATGTACACCTTCTCCAGTCGGCTCTTTTCCTGTACCAACGCACACACGTTGCATCTGAGACCTCGTTGGGAAAGGTTGCCGCCAATCTGCCAATTATTCACGTAGATAGGCTTTCCAATTTCCTCACGTACAAACAGAAGTACCTCCAGCAACCGGCGGTCGAAAAAGTCCCACGCTTTCTCTCCGAATCGGTTATACACATGGCGGCACACCAGTTCTTCAATATCGAAATACTTCTTAATCTTGTTTATCATCTTCCTTCTCGATTATTTCTTCAATATCTTGCTTGGCAATGTCAAACTTATGACCGAAAATAACAGCTATTATCTTAACAAGGTTGATGTCATAGCCTTTCGGTTTCAAAATATTGGAGCATATAGAAGAAAACTCTACAAGGCACACAGCCAAACAAGCATACTTGTCAATCGTTCCACCTCCATTTGCAGCAACATCAATAGCTGCTACCATAATCACAAACATGAAGTAACTTAGCATCTTGCCCATCGTTCTTCTACAAGCACTGCTAAACCTTACTTCCTCTCCCATAAGGAGACTTTTTCTTAAACCTACAACAAGGTCACACATAATAACAAAGAAACTCACAATCAACCAAGGAATCATGTGCCCAATACTCTCCTGTAAAAATGTGGCGAATATCGCTGCATATCCTCCCTCTGTTGCTGTTGCTACTAATGACTTTTCCATCTACAATCTTTTTCCTATCTTTGCGCCATGAGACGCTATAAAACCAAATTTCAACTATTAAAGCAAGCCATCCGAATATTGACGAATGACTTGCTCCGACTTTTCTTTCCCTTAGAGAAGTAAGGCTATTTCATCAAGTCTTTTAACTTCCCAACCATTTTCTAACAAAAGCTTGCTTCCTGCACCTTCTTCCAATTTTTCAAGAGTCAGTTCAACATCCTTTTCCTGTTCTTCAACAAGGGCTTCATCAAGTTTCTTCTGATAAGCGATGATAACCTTGTTACATTCAGCCTTCTCTTCGTTGGAGAGTGAATCCCACTTCTGTACTTTTTCTTGTACCTTATCCCAATCTTCGGGCTTGAACTTTTCCTGACAATCCTTCAAGAAGGCTTCAAAATCATCAGCAATAGGACGCATTGCCTTTCTTGCCTTTACAATCTTCACTACGTCAGCATCCGACAATTTGGTTACTTTAGCTTCACCCAATGTCTTGTAACAGATTACGATTTCTCTAAGTTTCATATTCATTAAAGTTCAATAGGTTCAGCAACTACTTTTTCATTCACAGCTTGACAGAAGGCGTTTACCTCAGTGATGATAGTACACATCTCCATCGCATCCACATTCATAAAGTTGATGTTCATTTGATTTTCACCCCACTTTGAAAATGATGCTACTTGCATATCACCTTTCATTACTACACCACTTTCGATGTTGTTTACTCTGTCACCGCTTATGTTCACATTGGCGGTGATGTCATACACCTTTGCTGAATCTACCGAATTGTCGGCTGCTACATTAGCTGAGTTTAGCTTTTTGAAATCTACTTTTTCCATATTAAAGTATTCGTTTAATTAAACATTACAAATATAATCATTATTAGTTATTTATTCCAAGATAATCATATCGGAATTACTATCAATATTCATCCCCACCATTTTCATCTGTGGAAGACTGATGATACCCACAATCTCAATGCCTGTTTCATGCTTAATAGAAGATACTACACTTTCAATATCAGCCAACAAGAACTGAGGGATTGTCTTGCCACCAACATTGGCAAAAGTGTTGCAATATCTCACATCATACATTGTACCTCCTGCTCCTACAAGAGTGCCGTTATATCTTCTGCCTACTTCCAACTTATATTTCTTTACTTGGGTATCATCTATCAGTCCCACCGAAGCACCTGTGTCGATTAGGAAGTAAGCTGTCTTATCATTTACTCGTCCTTCAACGATAAGGCGTTTGTCTGATTTGGATTTGATTTCTATCATATTAACTTACTATAAATGTTGTTACATCGTCTTCATCAAAGAACAACCCCTCTGCTGGGGACTCAATAACTCTTCCGTTATATGTTATACCCTTAAAAGTAAATGTACTATAAGTGTTTTAGCTTGGCAGGGGCGATGTGTGAATAACTGTACCTGCTTTCGAGAACGCTCCTCCACCTAATGATACGACCCATTTCAATGGAGACGTTTGAGCAGCGAGGTGTGAATTTAATGTAACAGTACCTCTGTACGCAAGTTCTTGTGTATTAGCCGTAACTGAAAAACTTGGTATTGATACAATTTGTTCTTTCGCTGTATCTTGCAGCCCAGGTTGCTCATTCGTATTACTCGGCATTTTAATGTACAAATTATTGTTATCGAATGTTCGAGCGGATGGGTATGTTACATATATAGTAACATTCAAAGTATTTGAACCTTGTGGTCGTAAAATGTTTGCTACAATAGTAGCAAGTGAGCTAACCACCTCAAATGATTTGGCTGACATATACGGAATTGTATAAAACATTCCTGTATATTGTGCATCTTGTGAATGTTTTTTTTCAGCAAGGCACAAATAAGCCTTCCAATTACTTCCAGTTGTCCATCCAGTTGTTTTAAGAGATACAAACGTTGCTCCATCTCCTACGGTAGTATCAGACGTTACAAAGTGGTTTTGTGTTCCATTTGTAGCGAACAAACCAAGATAATAATTCTTCAATGTAGGGAAGTCATCAAAACTTAAAGACCTTGTGTACATTTCGGGCGATTGCTTGATTATCGACATGGTTAAAGTCGAGTTTGTGTTATTCTCTACTTTTGCAGAATTAAGTGATACTCCGCTAATAATGCCTAATGAAGTAGCATAATAATCAGCAAAATCTCCAAGTCTATAAGGCGAACCTGCTCCACCCGTAGGTAATTGATGCGTCCACCCATTCAATGTCCCATTAGCATATCCTACAAGGGCGGCAGGACTTGCAACCTTATATGGCACAAGCCCACAATTTCCGTCTATACCCTTCCACCAATCTTTTACATAGTTTGGTTTTGTGGGGTCAAAGTCTTGCACAAAAGCTTCGGGTCTATGAATAGGCTTATGCTTACTCCAAATATTTATTTTAGCCGTTGATTTAAAAGCCGATGCTATTTCATCCGTAACATTGCCAGTATTTACAATATTCAACGTATCTTTAATATCATTAAACGTCAAATTTGACGTTGGTAAAGGTGTTCTTGCTGCCATATTATGCTATATTTTTAAGTTTCTCAATTTCGTCTTCTAATTGGTTAATTCTCTTTTTCAACATACGGATAGTTCTGTCTGTCTTCGATTCATACTTCACAAGCTCTCTCGCTACACTGATGGCACTTGCAAGAGCACAATTCTGTATCTCCATTGTATAGTAACCATCGCTATCTAACTTGCAGAACCAATCATTCATTTCAGCCCAATATTGAGCAATAGAACCTACATGAGTTGTCTTCTTGTCATCGCTGTTGTAGTAATGTTCTATCAATGGAGCATTGGCTATTTGCTTTAATGATAATTCTACATCTTGAATCTTCGTCTTCTTCCTTATGTCGGAGTATTGGGTGATACCGCCAACTGAAAGGAAATTACCGTTTTCGTCAATAATACATGAATAAGTTGCTCCCATACCCAAATACATACCCTTACTTGATACTTGCACATACCAATTAACACTACTTCTTGTCAGTCTCAGATATGGATTCGTAGATGAGTTGTTCAAATACCAATAATTACCTGTCAATGTTGAACCGAGAGTAACCGCTCCTGTTATATGGGTTGTTCCTGTAACATCAAGTTTAGCCGAGGGGCTCGTTGTTCCTATACCAACACTCCCACCCCCATAACACAGAGTTACCTTCCCGTTTGTTCTATATTGAAAATGTAAAGCACCCGATACATTGTTTGCATAGTCACCATAAGAATTTATCTCGTTGTCTTTTTCAATCCTTAGATATTGACATATAAAGTCACCACTAACATCCCCCGTTCCATCAAAACTCTGTCCCCAAATAGTTCTTGCTGTTTGGAGTTTGGTTGCTGATGCTACGTTGGAATCGGTAAAGGCTATTTGATGCCAGTTTGAGTATGTAAAGCCATTAGTGCCATCTGCGGCTCTCCACCATAATCGTCTACTAACATCCGTTGTGGATGCATGGTTGATGTCCCAAGCAAGCTGTCCACATAGAGATTTACCATCACTGCTGTTTAGTGCCAAGACTTGCCCATAACTCATTCCAGATGGGCGGTTAATCAAGGCACTTGATGATGAGTAAGAATAAGCCATACCCGCTATATGGTCATTGAGGTCATATGTATTATCAGTCGTAGCGGTGGCAGTTCTCCTGAATATAGATGTTCTATATGCGTAAAGTTTAGATATACTCTTAGTTACACCACCTACTGTTATAGACAAATTAGTATCAACAGAAGATGACAAACTTGTAAACAACCCACTCAACTGCACCCCATCCAACAAATCAGCATCAAGACCACTACCTGAACCATCGTTACCTGAATCCCAAATGGTGTACAATATGCCTCCTTTGTAATGCAGAAGGTCAGCATTAGAACTTCTAATGACTCCTTGTGACTCAATCGTACCTACTCCCCATTGTGATGTAGTGACACCCGACCATGTGGCAGGGCGATATGAAAGAAGCCCATTTACTCCTGATGAGTCATTGATAGATTTAACATTAAGTGTTCCCGTTAATGTTCCCCCACTCAAAGGCAGATACCCACTAAGAGTAGAACTTAAAGCATTCACAGCCCTTGCATTGGTGAAGTAAAGATTAGTACCCTCACTAATATGACTTGTCGTAGTAGGAATATTCACCGTCTTAGCAGCACCATTCGGGTCAAAGGTAACAGCAGAGAACGTACCAGCTTGCATCGTCAAGTTGTAGATAGACTGATGAGCTGTCAATGCACCCAAATCAGCAGCAGTAATTGTCTTAGCAGCAGAACCATCATAAGTCTTAGAACCAAAAGACAACGCATAAGGACTCTTCAATGAAGTAGGTACAGTAGGAATAGTAGGCTTGTTGGACAAGTCATTATAACTACCGCTTGTTGCAACGGTAGCAAGACCGCTAACCAATGAAGCAGCCAACTTAGCGGATGAGGTTATCTTAGGCTGATAGGTACTACTTGCTGATGAAGTGGTAAGATAAACACTCAAATCGGGTGTACCACTAATCAAGCTATATGCAAGTTTGTTGGTAGAGGTTATCTTTGTTTGATACCCACTCAAATCCTGATGCTCAGTCAAGAATCCTTGCTGATTTACCCATGTTTGGGTTACATACCCACTTAGTGCAGCACTCGTAATATACCCATTAGGATTGGTAGCATCATAAGGAGTATATCCCAATGCTTCAACAACCATATCTTTGGTGATAGAAGTAATACCACCTTCTGCAACTTTGGCTTTCAATACCTTTCCATTGTCTGTTTCTTCCCAATAGATAGTTTGATTGTCAATAGGAAGTCCATCATACAGATTAGGCAAGTCCACACTACCATCATCCACATACTGAGTAAGACCACCTGTTATAAGCAGATTGCCTTGAAGTTTCCAATAACCCTTTTCAGAGTCATAGACAATTGGACTGCCATTCACTTTAAGTCCTCCTGTGAAGTCCTTTTCCCCTTCAATGGTTTGTGTACCTTTGAGGGTAACATAGGCTTTCAGAGTATCTGTAAGTGCGTTGATTGCTCTTTGATTGGTGAAATATAAGTTAGTATCTTCCGTTACTTCTTTGGTAGTATATGAAGGTTTTGTGGCTGCTAATGCCCAATCACTGATACCTAACTTGGCTACAATATTAACCTTAGTGAAATTGGTAGCAAGGAAATACCCTGCACTGGCATGATTGCCCCAACTATAAGCGGTGTCCCAATTAGCTATCTTTGTATCATCTTGTGTCCACTTCTTGGCAACTTCTGCATTGGTAGCATTAAGTGAACTCTTTGTAGCAAATGTATCATCTACATAAGTCTTGGTAGCATAGTCACTATTTGCCAACCATGTTTCCAATTCTTCTTCATTCAATCCTACACTATCGGGAATGATACTTACCTTACCATTTGCATCTATTACGAAGTATTCACTTGAAAATGAAGCTACACCTTTAGACTCATATCCTGCTTGTGGCAATGATTCAATAATGCTTGGAATAGTAACAGGGTCTACTACATACTGAGTAAGTCCCCCTCTCAACACCACGTTAGCATCAATGTAGATTACATCGTCATACCCCTCATACTTGCTGATAGGGAGTCCACCAACCTTCAAGCCATTTAAAAAGTCCTTGATACCCGTTACTTCTGTATCTCCAGCAATAGGGATATACTTGGCTAATTCAGTATCTACATAGGTCTTATCTGCCTTAGTTCCTAAAGTGGTAATAATATCTCCAATGGAATTGACATTCCCTTGCAATACATCGGCTATCTCCTTCAAGGTATCATAAGCAGCAGGAGCACCATTTACCAAGTCGTTGATTCTGCTGTCTACATCAGTAATCTTGGCATATTTGTAATCATCCAAATACTTCTGCAAGGCTGCTTCGTCCAACCCTCCCAATTCAAGGTTAGGATTTAGCATCAATTTACCATCCTCATTCTTTGTTATAGTTGTTCCGTCAACGGGGATGCCTGCGTAAATGGAAGGAAGGTCAATATTACCTCCGTCTGCATAGAGTGTAACTCCATACTGTGAAACAAATGGTAGCTTGCAGAATATATAAGATTCACCTTCTTCAGTAGTCCTTAATTCCCATGCGGTGTCCCATACTTGTTTTTTAAGGTATTCAGACAAATCAAGGTCTTGCTTGTTAAATCCTATTCTCTTAATATTACCTTTATTGGTTCTTACCCAAATGCCTGGGTCATCGTCTCGGTTATGAAGATAAATTTCACCTTCATGTATCCCATTCAAATCCTCACGGCCTTCCGCTAATGGAGGCAAAATTGCATTGCCCTGCAAATCTACGTCAGAGCCATACCATACCGTCTTGTTTAACTTCTTCTTACTCATTTGACTCCAACGTATTAGTATTTACAAACGCATTTGCATCGCCATCATACACCAGCACCTCACCATCCTGTGCATTATTAATGGAGAAACCAACCATTGAAGCGGCTGTTCCTTCCTCTTGCTTACCGCCTATTCCGGCAATGTCATTCTGTGAGCTGCGGAGATTCTGAGTCCAGATGAACAGTTCCTTACCTCCGAGCGTTTCCGCTTTCTCAGGAACGGCATTGCCCTCCCTCACATACCTTTCCCCGTCTATCCTGACATCCGAAAGGCACAATATCTTGTTGATAAACTCAGCGATATAATAAGGAACTCCGTTATTGTCACCGATGGTCAATGTCTTGGTAGTGTAGGGGATGGAGTATAATTCAACAATCTCCTGCCTCTGGTTGACAAACTGCTCGTTATCTACGCCCAATGTCACACCGCTTGGCTTGAAACCACCCTTCACCCGGAATCTGAACACCTGTTGGGTGCTGTCGAGCCAAAAGATATTGTCAAACACGGAATTGTTATCCTTGTGGGAATATTCAATCAAAATGCCCTGCGCATGGTCGCAAACCTCGAACTCCTCACTTTCCTTTCCGTCAATCGTCAGCGTATAGATTCCTTCCGACGGGGTGAGGTAGGCATGATACATCGTTACGCCGTCATTCACGGCATAACTGAACAGCGACACCACTTCCCATGTGTCAGCTATCTTGTCATTCAAATAAACTTCGGGGGTCTCTCCACCATCGCAAAACACTTGTACCCGGATTCCATCGCTCGAACGGAACACCTGTCTGAACTGACCTCTATTGGAATAGGGATAGGTCAGTACGTCGAAGAAGAGGGGGCATACATCGCCTATTGAAATCATGGTCTTTTCGTCTGAATTGGTAGCGTGCCACTTGACACGCTATTCGTTGCACAAATATAAAGATTCGATTTTGTAAATCAATGATTTATCCGTTAATTTTTTCTACAAGCTTCAGTTTGGCACTGGCGGTCTTCGTGTAATGGTAGTCCACACTCTGAATGTAGCCCCTTCTCACTTCCCCATGATGCTCAAACTCCACATACCCGTTCAGGCTTTCCGGCAGGTCGATGTCGGAGGTTTCTATCTCCAGCTCGTTCACATTGAACAGCCCTCCGCTCAGCTCCATGTCCCGGTTCTCAGCCTCCCCGTTAATCACTACGGAGGTGTTGCCTTCGCTCGATGCGTATTGCATGGAGGAAATGAATCCGGCAAGATAGGCTTCGTTCGCTGAAATCATAGAAGTAGGGGAGTACATCGCATTGAACATCGTTGACGGACTGATGACTCCTTCCACCACGTCCGTCCTGTCAAGGATGTAGTTTTCGCCGTTGCTCCTGGCACATAAAAAGAAAACATTGTTGTCGGTCTCATTGTCCGTGGTGTCCTCACCAATCTTCTGCGTCAGGAACTCGATACCATACGCATCAGCCCGATAGGGTGACACAAGTTCAAGGCGGTTGTCGGTAATGGTGGTTCCGGTATTGTAGATGTTCGTAAACCGGAACTCGTCCTTACCGTTCACGGAGTCATAGTCTTGTTTTTCGTAGCCCACATTCACTTGCGAATAGATGAGCGATGAGTTTACGTTCATCTGATACCCGTTGAAGTCTTCCACTCTTTTCACCAGCACGTCCGTAAAGTAATCCTTTCTCGGTCTGAAGGTGACGGTTTTCCCGTTGATGTCATACACATACCCGTACACGGCACTCATCCACTGGCAGAACTTCGTGAACGATGAGTAGATACGGGCATTCGGCAGCTTCCTCGCACTCTCCCCGGCAAGCAGCACGGCATTGTCAAGCCTCTTTTCTCCCGATGGGACAATCACACCTTCCAGCCCGTCCTTTCCTCCGTTCATGCTTTTCAGCAGTCGGTTCAATAGCACGGACGGCTTGATGACATCCAGTTCCACGGGGTCTATGCGGCTCATCCATTTGACGGTCGGCTTTATCGCTACATTCTTGATCTGAAACACAGAATCGGCAGGAAGTCTGACGTACATCTGCAAGGCGTAACCGGGAGGGACTTCCACGGTGTTGTCATAGCTTATATCGGTCGATGCTGTGATTTCCTTGGCAAAGTAATGAATCATCGTTTCGCCTTTCTTGGCGGCTACGAAGTAGAACATGGCAGAACCCGATGAAGCGGCGAACACTCCGAAGAAGTCAAACGACACATGCACGTTCACGCTATAGATGGAGATGTTTTCCAGAAACGAGGGAGTTTCCAGAAGCAGCTCGTCTTCATCGTAATATTGGATGGTCTGGTCGTAGACGGCAACGGAGTTCCTTTTCGATATTTCGGGATTCACGGCATAGAGCGGAATGGTATAGACTCCGGCCTTGCTTGCAGGAATATCGGTCGTTTCCCCCACTTGGCTGTTGGGCGGTATGTCCATCACTACATTGTTCTTCATCTGAAGCCCGTCATAATAGAGAGGCACACTCTCTTTCAGCACATCCACCGAATATTCATACTGCGTGCCTTTCTTGGCCTTTATCAGGGAGGCTACACTGTCATCAATGGCATTCATGGATAACACATATCCGTTATCGCTCAAGGTGGAGAAATCAAGCGCACATCTGAAACGCTCGGTCCACGTCCACGAATTGTTCCTTGTCGATATGACAATAGTTGCACCTGCATTCAGATAGTTGTTCCGGTATTCGTTCTTCAGTAAAGTCCTGGCACCCTTCACAAATTCAAACTTGTCGGAAAAACTTCTCACTATCCCGTCATAGTCACCCCTCTTGAAGGTGGCGGTTATCTCGTCCCAGTTCTTGATGTCATTCGTAACGGAGTAACTCAGTCCTCCCGTCAACAGTTCACACTTATAATACATCTTATTATCGTTTGGATTGTAAATACATCAGTCAAAGCTATCGGCCTTTAACTCCCTGTCCGAAGGACGAGCGAAGCGATAACTCCTTTAACTCCTTTAACTACTTCCGATGAATCTTGTTCAATTCCTCAATCTCATCACACGTCTGCTTCACCAACCAAGCATATTCACAGGCAGTCATCGTATGAATGTCAATCTGCATCTTGTTGAACTTCATCACCGCTACCCGTTCCTTGGTGAACTGCTCCTTCGTGGGCCGCTTCACCTCTTCCCGGCTTTCCTCCTCCTTGTTCTCCTTGCTCAAGTCATATTCCGCCTTCGTCTTCAAGGCACGTACCCTTGTCCGTATCTTGTCCCGTTCGTTGTCCTTCATCCGGTATCCCATCACTTCCAGAACTCCGCACACATCCTTCCACCGCTCCAGCAGCATCAGGTTCTCACAGGCGGTCATGCACTGCACCATCATCAGAAGGTTGAGCCTTCTGTTGGAGTTGATGACCTCGGAGGCTATCTGCTTGCCTCCCACAATATTCATATAGTCCGCTACCACCTTGGCAACGGCTTCTTCCTTGGGCGTGTCAAATTCAATGGTGTTGTTCTCATTCGTGTACACCTCGATAAACACACTCAATGGAAGTTCGTTGATGTCCGCTTTGTAAATCATATTCTCGATGCAAATTGTCGGTAATCGTTGTTTCTGATGGCTCTTGAAAGCTCCTTGAATCCCTTGCGCTGGCTTTCCTCCAGTCGCTTGATGTCCCGCTGCAGTCCGCTGTAGTCATTCTCTATCAAGATAGGAGGAAGATTGTTTTCACGCCGGAAGGCCATCAGTCCTTCAAGGTCGTTGGCTCTCGCCTTCATCCGTTCCATGTCGATGGCGTAGGGGATAACCTGCGCACCTCTCGGGAGGTCTACCAGTGTCGGGGTGTTGGGGGTAAGGTACATGCCCTTGTCAGTCAACACGGTTTCACTGACACCGCCGTCACCGACCCAAGCCAAACCACCCTTGTGGTCTTTCGTACCTTTCGCATACTTGGGGATAGGGGTAGCGATGACTGTTGCAAGCTGGATGGCACCCATCGCACCAATCAATGCAGCCATCGGAGCACCGAAGATGCCCGTCTGGCCCCACGCCTTCATGATGGCCGATGCGGTATTCATGATGACGGATGCAATGTTGGCGGCTTTCTCCAGCTTCGCCTGTTTGGTCTGAAGGGCTGCCTTCTTCTTTTCCAATTCCTCATTCTTCTTGGCGGTCTTTTCCTCGGCGGCACGTTTCCGGGCTTCCGCTTCCTCAGTAGTAATCACACCGCTGTCAGCAAGCCGTTGGATGCGCTCCAATTCCTTTTCACCGGCTTTTTCGTTGGCATCCATTTCCTCCTCGATTTCCTGGATCTGTCTGTCATTGATAGCACCCATCAGATTCACAACCTCGTTGAATCCTTGCGATACATAGTCGATGGCCTCGGACCACTTTTCTTGCCACGTTTTGGCTCCCCAGTCCTTTTCATCGCCCCCCTTGTCATCAAACTCTGAGTTCATCACTTCCTTCAGCTTCGCTTGCTGTCGCCTCAACTTGGCGATGGCTGCATCCTTGTCGGCTCCGTCCGGCATAAGGGCGACAATAGCTTCGGCGGTCTTGATGGTGTTCTCAAGAGCCATGGCATTGTACTTCTTCTGAAGCTCGAACTTCTCACGCTCATACTCCTCACGGCTCAATAGTCCTTCCTTGTACTTTTCTTCAAGTGCCATGTTTTCCTCGATCTGCGATGTGACAAGGTTTGTAGCCTCAATTTCTGACAGCTTGTTAAGTTCGTCGATGCGGTCTTTCAACGCTTTTTCGTCCGACTTCTTTCTTTCTTCGTCGGCTTTTTCTGCATATTCGATTTCTTTGTCCATGATGGCGTTGGCCATCTGTTGGGCATAGGCTTCCCTCAGCTTCTGTTCGTTCTTGCTGTTTCCTTTGATGGCTGCTATCTTACGGGTATAGTTCAGACGGATGGTTTCAAGCTCCTTTTCAAGTCCATCCTCCATAAGTGCCACCGTTGCATCCTGAAGTTCCTTTTCAATTCGTAGACGCTCTTGTTTAATTCTCTCTTGTTCTTGTTCGGAAAGTGTAGTGCCTCCAGATGTGGTTGTGGCTGATTTAACCTGCATGGAACTGATACCAGAAATTTGCGCCTGCAAACTTTCTACATACGATATTTGTTTCAGATAATTATCCCACGATTGGTTAATTTCATTCCGATATTGTGCATCAGTCTTTTCCAGTCCTAATGCTTGTTTCAAAAAAGACGCATCCTCTTGCTCTTTCCAAAGTCTTTGGTTCTGATTGTAGTATTCATCCCTCAATTTAAGTTCTTCGTCCAGTTGCTTTTGAAGAATGGCAATTCTTTCATTCTTGGCCTTTTCAAGAGCCGTTTCCTCATCATCCCCTGCCTTTATGTAGGCTTGCTTGGCGGCTTCGATAAGCTCCTCTTGTCTGTTCATTGCTGATTGAGCTGCTTCCGTGCCAATCTTAGTAGCTGAACTGATTTGCTCATCTGTCAACTGTTCTACTGACTTTACAAGATCTGTCAGCCATCTTACACCTTCTGTACAAGCTTCAATGAAACCACGAATTGCTGAAGTATTCCCATAAATGGAAATCATCATCTCTTCCCATGCAGATTCAAGTGTCTTGATGGCACCGGCTGTATTGTCAGTCATTGTCAAAGACATGGCTTCGAGTCCATCGCCTACATCGGTAATGGATTCTCTCAACGGATTGATTTTATCTGCGGCTGTCAGAAAAGCATTGAAAGCGGCTACACTTCGTTTGTCTGTCAGTTGCAAGGTTTCGTTAAGGTCTACACCTTCATCTTTCAGCTTTTTCAATCCGTTCACAAGGTCGGGCAATGTCTTCACCGGCTCACCTAATCTTTTGGCGAGTTTCCCGTTTGCATCGGCAAGATTCAGGAAAATGTTACGAGTGGCGGTTGCAGCCATGGAAGCGTCAAAACCAGCATCAGCAAGTTTCCCTACAAGAGCCAAAGTGTCTTCAATGGCAAAGTTAAAGGAGTTTGCAACTGGTCCGACAATAGGCAATGCAGTTGCAAGGTATGAGAACGATAAAGCACTTTTGGCGGTAGCGACTGCCATTGCAGATACATATCTTTCCGTTTCTTTCGTATCGGCATTAAACATTCTCAAAGCTGCACCTGTCAATGCTGCAGCCTCAGGAAGAGCCGCCCCAGTTGCTTGTGCAAATCTCAATACATACTTGGTTGAGTCGGATATTTCCTGCGTTGTAAAACCAAGTTTTGCAAGTTCTATCTGAAGACTGGTTGCATCAGCGGCTGTGTACTTCGTTGTTGCACCGAGTTCTCTTGCCTGCATCTGAAGATTCTTGGTCTTGTCGGCTGTAGTCTGCAAAATGGCAGCAAGCGTTGAGTTGGCTTGCTCGAAGTCCATAGCGGTCTTCGCTCCATTCTTCAAGGCTGACACCAATGCGTTGATACCACCGATAACAGCTTGTGCTCCAACAAACCCCTTTATCATCGTTGCAACACTGGTACCGACTTCCCTTACACCACTTGATACCGATTCTCTCAGCATGCCCCCGAACCCCTTTGCGACAATACCGAAGTTCTTCATGGTATTGGTACCATTTCTCAGTTCTATCATGGCAAGCTTAATCTGCTCCTTATAGTCGCCTACCGTCATCTTGTTCTGAACGAGTGCATCCCTATTCCGCTTGATGTAGTTGGTATTCTGATTGATGGCTGAGTTAAGCTGCTGTCTGATTCGCCCGTCTTTGTCTTCGGCATCCGTAATGTCTTTAACGGCTTGTCTCAACTTCTTGTTGGCGGCTTCAGCTTCAGCGATAGAATGAACTTCTTTTTTGGACAACTCGATAGCTTCCTGCATGGAAACCTTCTGTTTGTCCTTTTCACGGTTCAGTATCTGTTGCTGCTTGGCTTCGTTCAGTTTGGCCTTTGAGTTGTCAAGTGCAGCCTTGGCTTCGTCCTTCTTCGCTCTTGCAAGGTCTTTCGCTATCTTAGCTTCGTTGGCCATGTCTGCGGCTACCTTCTTCAGTATCTCTTCCTGCTCCTTGCGCAACTTGTTCAGTTCTTCCTGAAGCTGGCGCATCTCGGCGGCTGATTGGTTGTACTTGGAAGCTTTGGCTTCCAGCTCTGCAAGCCCTTTCGGGTTGATGTTTGTCATCTTGGCCATTTGTTCCACCAGTGCGGCATAACTGGAGGAAGCTTCACGGGCATTTTCGGATATGGCCTTCAAATCAGAAACGATTTTCGGGTCTATGGCATTCGTCAGTTTGAAATTGGCTCCCATTTGTCTTTTCGATTTAATAAGTACCGTGCAGCTTCACACGGATTCGTCTATGATATTTTTAAATGATGTTCATAAATTCAAGGCAACACATACTCCACCAGTTCCCCATGATAGCCCTCACCCTCCTTGCAGAAGTAGTAGGCATCATCCTTCCGGTAGACGATGAACGCACAATCCTCCATCTTGGCGGCTTTCTCGGCGATACCCCTTACACGCTCAAGGTCTTTCAAGTCCTTGTTCCCCTCGCACAGGCATTGTTTCTTCATATTCCACACTCCTTCATAAATCGGTTAATCCTCGGCAGCATGAAATGCACGATGTAGTGCTTCTTCGCCTTGTCACTGATCTGATAAATCACATTCCCGTACTTCCGCTCGATGTCGGCGGAGAACATCAGCCCCTGGCTCACGATGCTCAACCCGTCACTGATGGGGATGGCGGTAATGGAGGAATAGAAGTCACCACGGATGATGAGGTTAGGAGTGTCCGCATCCCTCGGCTTGAAACCAAGATACGACCTTGCTGGAGGCTGGATGAGCATCTTCCACTTCTTGTACCGTTGGGCTGCATCCTTCGGGTCTTTGAAGGCGTTGAAATAAGGGTCTTCCGAATACTTGGGGCGCAACGGCTGCTGTTCACCGTTCACACCCGAATAGAGCTGCTCGGTGACAAACTCCTCAAACAGGCTCTTGTTTTCGTGAATCTGCTTCACAAGCATACTTTCAAACCCGTCTGCAAACTTTCCCCATCCTTTGGCGTATTCCTGAAAATCCATAGATTTCTACCTCTATAGTGACAAAACAAAAAGGTGAGGAGGTCAATCCTCCCCACCTCCATTGATTAAGCGATATACCTTCTGCAGTCTCTTCTTCCTCACTTCCTTACTTTCATTAGTCCAATGAACATCAATGCACTGACGGATGAATTCCTTCTCCGTCAGTTTCCTGATTTCACGCTCCACGAAAGTAACCCCGTTCACTACCATTGTTCAATACCGATAATGCCGTTTTCCTGAAGTACGGAAGGTTCTTTGAGCGTAGGAGTGCCCGTACCCTTCAACAAGCCTGCTTCGTAAGTCAGTGAAGTCACACCGTTCAATACGGTTTCAGCCTTGGACGCCAATTCTGCACCGTAGTACGAAGTGAGGTCTGTGCGGTCGTAGTGGTCTACCAGCTTGAAGCCGCCTTCCACGCTCACAAATTCAGCGTAAATCAAACCGGTAAGCACGGTGCTCAGGTTCAAGTCGGTGGAACGGACGGAAGCATGAGCCAGATAGTTCTCGGTGTCGGCATAGATGGCGTTGAATGCCAAGTAAGCCTTCTGGCCGCTTGAAGTGTACATCTGTCCGGTAGGATAGACACCACTCAACGGGATACCTGCAAGAACATCGGTACCATCATCGAGTCCGTAGATCACGTTATCTTCATCGAAGGCATACATGTCGAACAAAGTAGCCTTGTTCGCTACAAGGTTGCCCTGAAGAGCCAAGTTGAACTTCGACAAAGTGAAAGTGTCGGTACGGGATGAGTAGCCCGTAATTTCAGAACCGGCGTAGCCGTTTTCACTGGTAGTGGCTTCACCACCCGAAGTGGCATACTCGGAGATTCCCAGGATAGGGAAGATTCGGTCCATGCCGTCAGCGTGGCATGCTGTTTCCAGAGCTTCGGCAGTCAGTTCCTTGGGAAGCTTCTTGCCATGATAGACAAGAATCAAGCCCTTTACCTTGCCCGGCTGCAACGGGCAGAAGTTCTGGCCGGTATTGAAACCGTTGCCGCCTCCGCATTCTCTATAATCTGTTCGCATAACAAGTTTGTTTTATAAAATTTAACTCCAAATTCTTGATTTCGATTGCGTCGATTTTCTCGTCCATCTCCTTACCGTCCACGTCCAGCGCACCACGTCTCCCGAACGAGTAGTTCTCCACGTAGGTATGTGGGATAATACCCTCATACGGAATGTAGAACCGCTTGCATCCCCTCACGGCGTTGAGGAAGTCTTCATACAAAGGTCTCAACACACCCTTGAAGGAAATCTCAAGACGTTGTTCGTTGGTGTATTCCGGCAATGTGTTCACTGCAATGATGACGTTCACACTCGCACTCATTCCACCATCCGTCTGGATGGTCTCGTCAATGGGAGCGTAAAGCCCTATCAAAGGGTAGCGGAACGGAGCGGTGGCACTGCTCTTCTTCAATGTAAGGAGCGTCTCACGGATGTAGGAGCTGTCACCCCACACGAAGTGTGCCTTCAGTTCCCTGCCTTCGTTCAGCAAGGGAATAACCTTGTCCTTGAAGATGTCTATTATCATATATTGAATGTGTTGATAAATTCAAGCAGTTCCTCGTCCATCTTCCAACCCTTGTAGTTGGCCTTGCGCAACCATCCGTACAACTTCTTGTTGTGAAGCACCATGTCATTCCAGGCAAACCGCATCTTCCTTTCAGGACTGACGGGCTTTCCGTCGTCGGTGTCAATCTTGACACCGTTCAGCGTAGCGTCGGAATCACAGGAGCGCAACAGGTGGAAGTACACATAGTTGGCAATCGGTGAACGCTTGAAAGGCCTCTCAACGACAAGAAGCCTTTTCAAGCCCTCCCAATCATTAGCAGCGGAATTCTCTTCTGAGAGAGACAGAAGAAAATCTTCGTATAACTCTTCTCCAAGAAGCTTGCACAAGTATTCAGCTTCGTAGCGGTCAATGAATGACTCCAACAACCCCTGTATAGCCTGGTTGGTAGGGGATGGCGTGCCCAATGAGAGCGCACCATCCACTTTAAGCAAGCCATCCTGAAAAAAAGTATAGTCAATCATCATATTACTCTGACTTTACACGTTTGGGGAAAAGTTCACCGCAACCCAGTTCTTCTGCGTCTTCACGCAGCTTGTTCGGGATGCTGATGCGTCCTTCGTTATACAACTTGGAGGCAAGGCACATATTCATCTGCGCTTTGTCGCCCTTCTTATACACTACGTCGTCCTTGATGAACTCAACTTCGTAACGCTTGGTCAGATTCACATTATACTTTTTATTCATGATGTCTATGGTTTAACGGTTCAACTTACTGCTTGGTGATGGCTGTCTTGATGTTTGCGATGGTATCGCTCACAAAGGCAGTCTTGTACTGAGCCTTGATGTAAGCCAACAGGCGCTTTTCACCAACCAAGGTTACAAGGTTCTTGGTGAAGTCATCGTTTTCCCAACCGATGGTAATAGTCAACGCCCATACGTCACGGATGTTCAGGAAGTTGAAGTCACCAATCTTGATAGTTCCCTGTTCAACAGCATTCGTTTCCACCAATGTCAATCCGGTAGGCAATGCGTTGATTTCATTGAGCGGACGACCGGTGTTGTCTTTTTCACGACGCAATGCAACGGCATCCAACGGGTTAAGCATAACGATGTTTGGACGATATGCCATATTGGATGTAGAAACGATCTGTGCATATCCGGCATGGATAGTGTCCATGATTCCTGCATTCTCAATTTGAAGGGAAGTCAACGAGAATCCGGGCATGTCAGATGCAACACCCTTAATCTGGCCACCTTCACCGGTACCGTTCAAGATACCTTCTTCTTCAGCCAAACCGATACGGTTGATGATTTCAGCACGGATTTCAGCAACAAGCTGCGGAAGGTCTGTCAAAGTTTCTTCAGTCAGCTTCACAGTCAATGCAACCTTTCCTGCTGTGATAGTGCGTTCTTCCAGTGTGGCTTCCATGGACGGCTTCAATCCACCTTCAGGAACCCATTCAGCATCTCCTTCGCCCGGCTTGAATTCAGCATAGGTCAAAGAACGGCCACTGATAGTAGCCACGTTAGAATACTGACGGAGTATAGTCTGTGCCTTTGGGTCAACAGACAAAGTAGTGTCAACCACACCGCCCAAGTGCGGAGCACCTGCACTTGTTACAGCTGCCTTGGTGTCAATGGCAATATTGATTGTCTTCTTGTATCCAGGAGCAGCCTTACAAGCATCTTTCAAGTTGATGGTCTTACCACCATTCTTTTCAACGGTAATGTAATCCTTCAACTGGTCTTCAATCTGTTGTTCCAACGACTTCACAACCACCTTGTCGTTCTTCACTTCGAAAGCACCCTTCATGCGTACCAAGGTTTCCTTCACTTCAGAAAGGTTTTCCTTCAACGCATCCAGTTCCTTCTTCTGGTCAATGCTCTTCAAGGCTTCGCCGATGGCCTTTTCCATAGCGTCCTTGTCAATCACACCCTTCAGGTACTCAGCCATACGGGCTTCAATTTCCATGCTCATGTTCTTGAGCATTTCGACGGTTTCCTTGTCCGTCTTTTCAATGTCGATGTCTTTCAAAAAATCAATCATTGCTTTTCATTTTAATGTTACCGAATAATTTTATTTTTTTTGTGTCGGCTTTGACTTCTTCAAGTGGTTTTTCCGGCTTGAATTGTCCCAGTGACAACGCTTTTGCTATAATTGTCTGAATCTCCTCCTTCTTGCCGATTGGCAAGCCCTTGATGGCGGATTCGATGTCATTCTTCAAGGCTTCGTAAGGGTCTATACCCTCGGCCTTCAGACCAAGGTATTCTGTCAGCCCGTTACAACCGATGGACACGACAGAGATTTCATAAAGCACAACCTCCTTAACGATGAATGCGTCACGCTCGGAGTCGTATTCGCACTTTTCCCACACGTAGGAGTAACCGATGGAGAACTGGTTCAACGTACCGCTTTCAAGCTGCTTGATGGCTTGGTTTCCACGTTCCACGTCATCAATGACCGCTTCAAAGTACAATCCCCTGTCATCCTCCTTCAGTACGGAGATTCTACCGATAGGCTCGTGCGTGTCATGCTGCCAAAGCATGATAATCTTGTCGTTGGCGGTGCTCTCCGGACCCCGGTCGCTGATGCTCTTGGCGAAACATCCCTTCAGAAGGATGTCGCCTGCCTTGTCCTTGTTATTGAAGATGGCGGCGTAACCGCTGATGGTGCGGCTCTCACCGTTATAGTTCAAATCCTTCACTTCGAACGACTTGAACTGCTTCCCTAATTTCCTTTTGTAGATTTCCTTGTAGTTCATCTTTTCTTCCTCCTCTTATTCTTGACCATTTGTGCTTGTGCTCGTCTGTTTCAGCTCCCCTTTCGGCTTCTCAGGGTCGATGTCTATATAGTTCGACAGCTCCATTCGTGCCTCATCAATGGTAATCAGCCCACCGCTCACAAGATTGCTGATGGCGGCTGCGGCACTCGACAACGATTGGGCGTTCTTCGACTTGTCTTCCTGAAGGCATGACACATGCGTGAAGTCTATCTGGATGACAGCATCATCCGGGCAAATGTTCTCCGTCAATACCTGAGCAATGAGTTCTGCATCGGGAATAATCAAATCCTGATAGGCTGCTCGCTTGGCGGCTTCCTTGTTTTCAAAGGTTGCGCCTTGCGAGAACAAATCGGGCTGCAAGCCGATGGTGTTGACAATCTCATTCAGACAGGCCTTTCCTTCATCATGCAGCATCAGGTCCTGCACGTTCGAACCGATGTTAATCCAGCCCACCTTCTTGTTGGTCACCATGATTTCATAGAGCTTGTTCACGATACCGAACTTGCGCTTGAACTTATCCATGATGGTATCGGCTTCACTCGGCGTCAATGCGGCATTGCCCATGTCGCTCGTATCATCCCCGTACAGGATACCTTTCGGACCACCGTTCACAATCAGGTTCCCACGGCCGATAAGCTGGCTCATGTAGTTCCTTACGTGTGGAGAAAGCGTGTCGACAGGCGATGAGAAAACGATTTCTTCATCATCCGTAGTAGGGTAGTGGGCGATGGAGTCATACACCAGCATGTAATCTTCTTCCATCAGCTCGACTTCATAATTTCCCCACTTGATATAGGCACGGTTGACGATGTCCTGATTCTTCCTTGCCTGGAAAACTCCTTTCTTCCCCTTCAGATGGAAAAGCTCGGGAGGGATGACAACCATACTTTTCGGCAGGTCCTTCTTGGTGGCTCTCAACAGGAATACCGGACAATAGCCGAACACCTTCAGATTGATTTCCACCTGCTTCAAGAAGGCCTTACCGCTCTGCATGATGTTGGGGTATCTCAGCAGCCTTTCAACGTCTGCGAATCTCGGGTTTTCGTTCCCGTTCTTGTCCACCACGTAATACTTCCCGTTACGGATCATCGAACCGCAACGGTCTGCAATCATGGCAAGGGGCTGCACCACACGAAGAGCGAGCGCCTTGCCTTCTGCGGTGCGCATGTCAAAGTCTGTCTGATAGTTGGATTGTCCGGCGAAAAGGCTCTGTACCCATTTCGATACGTAGATATGATTCCCCCCTACATCCTTACCGTCATAGGTGGCATCGTGGTACATGTCCTTGAATCTCAGCTTACAGAATATAGCGTCAAATCCCATCTTGAAAACAAAAAAGGCAGATAGTCCTGAAAACAATCTGCCCAAGGTTATTTAGTCCATTGATTAAAGTTGGTTGCATCTTCACAACCTCGAACACTTGTTCGTTGCAAATATATTACTAATCTTTTAATAAACAAACGAATACGCAAAAAATAATTTCATCGCACGACAAACAAAAATCCCCCACCTTTCAATCAGTGGGGGATGATGAATATTTAATCTTTGTTTTGACTGATTCCAAATAGCACAATGTACAGCCATCCGTCTTCGGTATAGATGTTCACATCCTTCCACGTTCTTGAGAATGTTCCGTATTTGAAGTCCTTAAATTCTCCAGAAATGTCATACCTCCCTTTACCGAACTGGTCAGCACCGTAATGCTCAAAGCAGTAGCCGATGAAGTCGATAATGCCTGATGTCATTTCCGCTTTTCCTCTAAAAATCAAATTACAGCTTTCCCCATCATGCTCGACTATTTCCAAGGAGTCAAGAACATCCATCTGTGGGAATTGTTGGAGGTCCACAGAATAACGGCATAGTTTACGTTCTTCATCCTCCTCCATAATTCGTGCATTGTAACTCTTGACATTACGGATGTCAATGGTGAAGAACTCTTCAAGGCTGTTGTAAGACTTCTTGAATAGTCTTGCGACATAACCATACATCTTTAAAAGAACAAAGAATACGACAACAGACAATAATAAAGTTTTCATGATGGTATGTTTTTTTGGTTTATTGTCCAAATATAACCACAATAACCACACATTGTTACACTATCCATGCAATTTAGACTGAATCCAAACAACGTCAATCCTGCATCATGTATTTTCTCGACACATAATCAGCAAGCCCACTCACGGCGTCCATCGCTTCAAAGTGGTTCTCTTCATCCCTCAGCGCATCCATGAAGGCAATATATCCCACTGTCACGTTATAGTCCTTTCTGAACCTCACCTTTTCGCTCACAAACGATTTCTGTGCGGATATTCGAAGCATCGGTTTCGGGTTTTTGTGCATAATGCGTACCTCGTGTTCATCCCTCAACTCACGGGCAACCCTGAAGAACGCCTTGTCACACTCGAACACCACATCATCCGCATACTTCACAGCCTTCCTCATCTTGGCTTCATCGTATTCGTCTTGATAGATTACACCGGTAATGTTGATATACTCATTCACTACCGCAATCAGCACAATGAACTTATCTCCATTGTCCGGCATGACGAAGACCACATGACGGCCTTCCTGCATCGTATCGTAATACTTGAAGTCTCCACGATAACCACCTCTCATCTCAATGGTTCCCGTCAAAGCATCTTCCGCATCATCGTGCGCATCCTTCCCGTCCTTTCGGAATCCTTTGATATGTCTTGCAAACTCCGGCCAACGGCTTTCCCAGTCCGCAGGAAAATAAGTGAGGTTCGTCACTTCATTACTGCGTGAGTAGATACGGGCATCCTTGTTGGCACTCTGATGGAACCATGCAACCCTCGTGCGGTTGTTCCCGAGTATCCTTGTCTGTGCCTCCACCTGTCGTGCGAATCCACGTCCTCCGTTGTTCGATTCGATGTTGGCCACGTTCACATCGTCCCGGTGCAGCATGGCTGCTACCATCGGCTCGGTATACTCCATCGGCTTGTCCGTATAAAGCACGTCGGTAATGTAGTTCCCCGTTTCCGTCTCCACGTAGTTGATAGAGCATAGATAGTCGGCTCCCGTGTCGGCGGTATCGGTGTAGTTCTTACGGATGGCGTTACGGGTGATAGGTATCATATGGTACGTCTTGAACTCCCCATACATCAAGCCCTCAAGCGGTGTAGGGTTCTGCATGTACTGCGTTTCAAAAACCATCGGATTGGCTTTCTTGATGTTGTACAGCTCGCCCAACGTAAACTTGAAGTCCCACAAGGCTTTCGGCTCTCCGTCTTCATAACAGATGGCAGGGAGTGACAGCACTTCCCATTCATCCGGCTCAATCTCCTGAAGATAACCGCAAAGGTCGTGCTCATGCAGCCTCTGCATAATGACAATGATAGGGGTTTCACGTGAGTTCAGACGGTTTCGGATGGTCGTCTCAAATCGACGGTTCACCTTTTCACGTTCGATTTCCGAGAATGCGTCCTCCGGCTTGATGGGGTCGTCAATCACAATCGCACCACCGAACACATACCTTTTCCTCTTTCCGTTGCCAACAAGCCCGGCACCGAATCCCGTAACCTGTCCAAGTGTGGAGGTGGCATAGACGCATCCTCCTGCCTCCGTATCCCAACGACTCTTCGTGTCGCTCCCGAACTTCACCCTCGTTCCCGGAAACAACCGCTGGTACTCCTCGCTGTTCACAATGTCCTTGATGGCCACCGAGTTGTCAATGGCCAACGTACCGGAATACGACAAGTGGATGAACTTCGACTTGGGATTCAGCGCAAGCCCCATGGCGATGAAGTTCTTCACAGCAAGCTCCGTCTTCCCGTATCGGGGTGGAATGTTGATGATAAGCCTCCGGCATTTCCCCTGAAGCACTTGGTTCAGCTTCTCACAGATACGCACATGATGTTCCCCGACGACAAACTTCCGGTCATCGTTGTTCGCATAACGGAAAAAGTGCCTGGTGAAATTCATCACATCACTCAAGCACCATCCAGCAACAAATTCATCACGTGTGTATCCGTAACTATTCATTCTCCAGTTCTTTCAGCAACTTCTTCATCTCACTTCTGCTCAACACCTTCTGTGGTATCAAGTCCTTTCCTTCCGCTCCCGTTATCTCCATCTTCTGCGCAGGGCTTTCACCCGTCAGCTCAAACAGATACTTGATGGCGGCAAGATCCTTCTCTTGAATGGCCTTCTTGATGACACCCTGAATGATGGCATCCTTCACCACCACCTTCTTCCCGGTCGACTTGTCCACCACCTCCGCATTCAGAGCCGCCTCAGCGAACTCCCGTGCGCTCTTCTTCTTCCCACGGGCTATACCCGAAGCCTCGCCTGCCTTCTTCGCCTTGGCAATGCGCTCGCTTCGGGTTAACTTCATGTTGTACTCGTTAATGTCACCTTTGCCCATAACTCATTAAAATGGTGCGCCGGCATTGGCGGCTGCGTTCGACAAGTCTCTGATTCGTTGGGTTGCTCTCTGCTGAGCCCTGGTACTGTTCTTTATTCTTGAACCTCTTCCACCACGGCCACCACCTTTTCCTGAACTTCCTGATGCCATTTTTACCTCCTTTTTTAAAATTGTTACTTTTTATTGTTCATGCAATCCCAGAGTTCATTCCCCCTGAGCTGCTTGTTAATCGTCCTGTACCGCTCCAGTATGGAAACGAACACCTCATCATAGAAGTTGTACAACTCTTCGTTGTCCTCCATCGTGAACTGCTCGATGTTCCCCGAACTACGGAGGTTGGCACTCCCGTGCATCACGATATGCTTTCCTCCCAACGTCCTGAACTGGCACGTCTTCGTGTGAATGCCTGCTACGGCCAACTGAAAGTTTCCGTTGTCCAGATGCTTGTAGATATAAGGAATCAGGCTTCTTCTCTCGTGCGAGTAGAAGTAAGCGGACACAATGAGATTCAGTTCGTCCACATACCCCCCCCCTCAGCAAGTTTTCAAGGCTGTCGATGTTGTCCTGGCTCAAAGAAAGAGTGCTAATAGTCATCTTCAGACATTTCACGTTCCAGTGCTTCACGAAAGCCTCGATAAAGTCACCGAAGATGAAGTTTCCGCTCACTATCACATCGTGCCGCTGTTTCTCCCGGATGTCCACCTCGCTTGCAAGCTTCATCGCATTCTCATACATAATCTGACTATGCTTCAATGCCTGCAGCTTCGGCTTGCAGTACCGGGTTTCCTCATCATACCCCAGCTGCAAGTCAAAATCCGAAAGATTGACATCCTCAATGTCAATTCCACCTACGTCAAAGCCCAAATCCACTTCTTTTCTTTTTTTGCCCAGCAGACACCAATGTCATAATTACGATTTAACCGCCAATGACTTTGGTTTTCCCTATTGGTTACATATTCAATATTTTCTATCCGGTTATCTTGTTTGTCACCATTTATATGGTTTATATGAAGGTTACTTTCCCCCAAATAAGTCATTGCAATGACTCGATGTTTTCTGAAATGTCTATGGCGACCTTCATTATCGACAAGCATGACTTTCAGATATCCATCTTTATCCAAAGAATGTCCTATATTGTCAATGTAGCCTTTACGAACAGAAAACACATCACCTCTCTTGGTGCAATAATATCCTTCAAATTTCGGGACTTTCTTTGCTCCTAATTCAGATAATTTGAGCATGACGCTCTGATTCAGTTTTACGTCCATAGATTCGTTCCGTGCTCCTTCACACGATTTTCTTTCACAAAAATAACGATAAACATAAGATTCACAAACAAATAAACATTAAAAAATACTACTCCGGCAAATACCTCGGATATTTCTCCTTCAACCGATTCTTCCGGCTGCACTCCTCATTCACCTCGGTCTGTTCCTTTCCCCACTCCATAGCCCTCACAAGAGCAGCTGCATACCAGTCCCTTTCCCATTTCTCCGTCAGAAACTTCACCCTCTTCGCCATTCCCTTGGCGAGTTCTATTAGTCTTTCATCCATTGTACTATTCCTCCTGAATTAAGTTTAAAGTATTATAAATTCACTTTCTCCCCGTCTTGATATGTAAGCATAAACATCTTCACGGCTGAATTGCGCTTCTTTGATTCGTGTCACTTTCTTTTTGTCGGCAAGGAAGTCGGAGTGGCTGGTCTTGACTTCGATTATCGAGGTGTCGTAGCTGTTGGTCGCCCAAACGTCTGGGTTCTCGGCTCCGGCTGCAATGAGTTTCACAGCGACGTACTTGTTCGGCGTGCGCCGCGGCTCTGCGTTCTTGCGGCTCTTGAGATATTTGCCTCCGAGCTCGCAGAGCTGATAGTGTAGTGAATCGGTTTTGCTCATGGTTGTTTCTCCTTCCCATTATGACAATCTTCTCCCTTATAACAAATAAAGAAGTCTTCGTATTCCGGCTTGGGGTGATAGCATAGGAACTCCACTTCTACATCGTCGCTCAACTCGAACTTGTAGGTTTGAGTGTCGGCATAAACGAGACGTGCGGAGTTGACTTCCAATAGTTCCATTGTCTTTATCAGCTTGATTAGATACTTCTGTTTGAGCGGCCATGTGTCGGACTCGAACTTTACGCCGTAGCGAAAGTCTCTCACTGCCACATCGAGCTCCTTCTCTTCTGTGCCGTGACATACGGGACAGTCGGCGGATTTATAATAGGTTTCTCCGTCATATTCAAACTCAAAGTCCACCTTCCCGTCTCCGCCGCATGCCTGGCATGCTTCAAAATCCACCTTTGGGATGAGATTGAGCAAAGTGACCAATCCGTCAAGGGTAAATACTTTATCCCGATTCTTCGGCTTGTTCATTACATACCATGCGTTAGGCTTTGCCAATACTTCGTATTCTTCTTCTGGTAGGGTTGATACGATTTGGATAATTGACACTTTGTCGGTGGCGTAAGTGTGCCGTTCTTGACGGAACGGGCGTTGGGCATAAAGCTCGTGAAGCGATATGTCTGTAAATAGTTCTAATGCGGTGTCATACTTATTCATTTTGTTTCCTCCTTATTTTTAATATTTAAACTTTCCACCCAAGCATCAAGCGCATTAACACACTTGTCTGGTAATTGCTTAACAGTATCATTGCTCTTGACGTAATCAATAGTGCCGCCTACTCCTAAGATAAGTAGTGCCTCGTTTTTTGTAGGCGTAAGAACGGACAAAGGGAATGCTACACAAAACACCATCAATGAGTATTTCTTTATTTGCTTGAAAACCTTCAAAGCTGCTTTTGCACTTTTCCTATCACTTTCCCATGTGCTTGTCAAAAAACTCCCATAATTGATAGGGATGAATATCAAACAAATTAGTAATGCAATACCACTGATAATGCTGAAACTAATTAACCATCCGTTAATCATGTCCAGCCTCGTAATCCAATAAATTTCAATCATGACTTTCTGTACTTTTTAATAATGAATTTAATAATTTCTTGCATGTGGGAAAAACGAATCTTTCCTCATAGATCATCGGAGACTCTCTTTTCCCTAAGTCGTATTGTATAATCGGGTTCTTGGCATAACCAGCACTTCCATTAAAAGTACCTTCTACATGCTGTACTCTGACTCCGATTATCTTGCACATCTTGGGCTTGTTGTCCTTCATCACCCACACCCCGTCACCTACGTTGTACTTCGTCTTTACTCTCATGGCTGGTTGATGGTTTTAACTGGTTCATAAAGCGTACATCCCGGCTGAGGGTTCAAGATAACCCATAACGGATGCGGATAATTCTCGGCAACGGCCTTCTGGTATGCAAGCTGGCGCATACAGCTACCGGCGTTCGGACATTGTGCATTGTCGCACATATCCATATCGTAATTCAATTCATTCTTCATCCTTCTTGTCCTCCTCATCCTCCTCATCCCAGTTAACAACATAGTCACACTTCGTGCAGACATAGTAGATGTCGCCCGTCAGCTTGTCACAATACACATTCGCAGGAGCACCACACTTCGGGCATACTCCCGGCTCATAGGCGTTTTTCACGCCACTTTGAATTGCCCATCCCACTGCTATCACGAATAGAATGGGCACAAAAATCAATAATACACTCATATTACACAGATTCTAAAATTTGGTTTCTTCGTTCTCTTATTCTCCACATGTTATCGTTCACAAGATCAAGGATTTCTTGATGGTGTTCCGTCAACTTGTTGCAAGCCCCGTAGCATTGTACAATCTTCAATACAGACAAGTTTACTTCGATGGTTTCCACTCGTTTTCCTTCCTGGTCCTTGGCACTCAATATCAAGGAGTCCGGCTTCTTGTAATATCCATTCGTAAAGACACAATGGTGCATGGCGGCTCCTTCCTCACGCATGGCCTCAACCGATTGGATAGGTGCAACGATGATTCCGTTCCCTTCAATCACTACACCGAAGTATCTTTCTTTTTCTTCCTTGTACCGCTGTTCCCATGCTTTGGCCTTTTCTATATCAGATCCCAACTTCCGTTGGTCGGCTTCCCGTCTGTCCCGTTCTTGCTTGCGGCCAAGAGCCTTCATCCACTTGTCGTGCTCGGCTCTCAGGTCTTTGGGACATACATACTTCCGGTTTCGGGTGTCGGCACCCAGTTCACACATGGCGTTAATCATGTCCACCCACAAGGAGGGCTCTTTCACCTGGTAATGGTTACGAATGGCAATCTTGGCGGACGGCCAGATGTCGGGTATGTATCGTTGCAAGCAATAGTCAGCCAACTTCATTTGTCCTGCCTTCATCAAGGTTTCAAACCTCGAATCGGTCAACAGATGAATGAAGATGTCGCTGAGTCTGTTGTTTCGGTCGTCCGTGTACTTGAATCCATTCCTCTTGAGGATAGGAAGTATCTTCTTGATGGGGTAGACGTCACCTTCAACCTGGTAGGCAAATCGGTTGTTATAGTTCTCCCTCTTCAAACTTAATTCAGAAGTCCAGGAAAAGGAATATCTATAGCTGTTACATTCCAAAGGTCGAGCTACCACTTCCCGTGCTCCGTGTTCGTCTATCCATTCCTGCAACACCTCGCACATGGCGTAATTCACTTTCTCAGCATTGATTCCACGGGGTAACTTATACATGTACTTGTTCACTTCCACGTGTCGCAACACTTGCCATCCTCCGCAAGTGGTAACTATAGTCATCAAGCCTCGTTCTTGTTTCTTTTTCCCTCGATAGTTCTCAATCTTCAGCATCGTCCCACATTCCGGACACATGAATTCACTACCGGCCTTGATATGTATGCCAAGTGGCGGCATTTCTGCGCAGAATTCCTCTCCGCAGCAGTTACACCATATCCTGTCCTTCAGCTTGTAGCCTTTCGGAATGAACTGTTCCTTCGCCCATTCCTTCTGCCTCTCGCTGATGGGTGGCAGCTTCTTCATTAAGGCTGCCACCTCTTTTTCTCTTTTTGTCCGTGGTTTCATGGCTTAGAATTCAAACAACATTCCCATCCCAGCGGTAGCCCGTTCCCGTTCTTCCCGTTTCTTAGCAAGGCGTTCCGCTTCCTTTTTCTCCTTCTTCTTCTCTCGGGCGATAGCTGCATTCCTTTCCGCCTCGGCCTTCTTCCTCATCTCCTCCACTTGGGCATTCAGGTAGATTTCCTTGGCCTTTTCCTTCAGTTCGTCCTTTTCTTCGTCCGTCAGTTCCACCGCCTTTCCGTTGGCCTTCACGGCTACATCCGCACGGGGTCGCTTGCCCACTTCAATATCTTCTTCGACGTAGTAATGCACAGCCATTCCGAATACTTCCTCATCACTCATGCACACCGCATTCCCGTGGCTCCGTGCCTGGTTCAGAATGTAGGCGAAACAATCCTCCAAGTTCTTCTTGGGATTCTCATACGCTTCACGGAACGCCTCATCCTTTTCAGCCACTCCGTCCAAGTGTTTCTTGATAATTTCTTTTGCATCCATAAGCTCTATTATTTAAAATCATTCACATTCTACCGGTTTCCCATCTACCAACTTGTACCAAACCATTTCCTTGATGATTTCTCCATCTACCTTGAAGGCTTGCACATCCTTGATTGGATAGGTTTCACTATTCCATTTACCTCTTTCAGTAAGGACAATCCAGTTACCTGTCGTTCCTCTCGCCTTGCTGTCTTTACCAGTCACTATAGCAACAGAATCCTTTCCGCTTACTTCGGAGGCTGAACGGTCACCCGTGTTCGTGGCGGCTGAACAGTGGCCCGTGTTCGTGGCGGCTGAACAGTAGCCCGTGTTCGTGGCGGCTGAACGGTCTCCCGTGTTCGTGGCGG